CAGGAACACGTTATATGAGAGAAGGAGTAAGTAATATTACTCAAGCTCCTGTAACAATTACTTCTGAAGTTACTGTAATGGCTACATTAACTGCGGCAGTAAGTTCTTCTACTGCGGCATTTGTCGAAGTAAGAATATATTACACAGTTGATTAATATCAATCGGGGGTTGGGTAACTGACCCCCATTTCTAACAGTTTACTATGGATAAAACTGGTATAGCTAACCTCGCCTTGAGTAATCTAGGTGAAGCTAGGATACAAAATCTTACAGAAAATAGTGCAAGAGCAAGAGCATGTTCTGCAAGAATAGAAGGATGCATTGAAACTGTACTGAGAATGAATGTATGGAATAGTGCATTGGAACGTAAACTTCTAACTCAAATAGAAGCACCAGTATTCGGCTGGAACTATACTTATCAACTTCCTGCTGACTGTATAAAAGTAGTTGAAGTTGAGCCTGTATCTAAATTTCAGGTTGAAAAAAAGAATATATTATCAAATGAAACCTCATTATATTTACTATATGTAGCAACACCAACAGATACTAATAATTTAGATGCATTGTTGGCTGAAGCAATAGCAATGAAACTTGCCGTAGAAATTGCTGAAACCCTTACAAGTAAAGATGGGTTAAAGTCAGAAATGGCACAAAAATACTTTATGTCCATCCAAGAAGCAAGATCGGCAAATTCAAGAGATAAAACACCAGATCATAGAGAACGATCATCTTATCTTGATGCTAAAAAAGGAAGATATTCTGTTACACATAGAACTTTCAATACTCCTACTATTGGTTATGAAGTTGATCAACAAGCATGGAAAACTAAATGAAGTATGAGTTTCTTCAACCTAAATTTACAGAAGGTGTATTAGCAAAAAGTCTCCAAGGTCGTTCTAGTGAAGAGTTTTACCATTATGGGTACAAAAGCTCTAAGAATATGATTCCGATTCTCTCAGGGCCAGTTGTTAAACGCCCCGGGACGAATTACATAGGAGATGCTAAACATTCTACTGCTGTCTTTATTCCTTTCTTCAAGGATAAGGATAATACTTATATTATAGAATTAGGTTCAACATCACCTTCTTCTGGAGGTTATTTAAGAGTCTGGTCACAGAATCAACTTCTAACAGACAATACAGCAGTCTCAGACCCACCTACATACGAATATACAGCAGTATTTCCATGGACTGCGGCTGAACTTTCTACCCTGAAAACTACACAAAGTGGTGATGTTATCTTTGTGTGCTGTCCTACCAAACCTCCTCAAAAGATATTTCGTACTTTATCTTCTGCTACAACAAGTGGTGTTGCTGATGATAATAGTGTATGGGCAATTGAAGAATTTGTAACCAAAGATGGCCCATATAAAGAAATTAACATATGGGATGAAAGCGACGTTTTAAAAAGATTCACATTGAAATTAACAACTGAGCCTGTTGCTGGAGGATTAGTAGAAATAGGAGATGTACAATTCAATACTATTGATAATACATTGGTACTTGCAAATCATGGACTCCAAGTTGGTCAAAAAATAAGATTAGCTGGTACAGGCAAAGGTTGGGGTAATATAAGACAAAATACTTCTGGATTAACATCTGATAATGGTTACAAACAAACTATGATGGATGGGAGTAAAAGTGTTGATCATGCTGATGCAGAAGGTACAACATATACTGGTTCTCAAGTTTTTGATCTTGATGTCTATGTTATTGCAACAACTTCAACAACATTTTCATTTTCTGATACAGATGGAGGAACAGTCCGGGAATTTGAACTTGTGTTTCAAGAAGAACCAACAACTGCCTCAAATACAAAAGTAACAGTTAAAAAGTTTGTTTATGCGGCTAGTTCTACACCAAGAAGTTTTACTCTTTATAATAATGGATCAACTGGCACTACTGAAACAAATGCATATTTCAAAGATGAGGATGAAGGTCGTCTTATAAGAATTAATCCATTATTAAAAGGTGGTAGCAACATAGGAGGTATTAAATGGGCTTGGGGAATAATTACTGCTGTAACCGAAGGTAGTTCTGTCATTACTGTTACATTAAAATCGGAAATGGCAAACACAAGAGGTTCTTATGGAACTTCAGAATTCAGGTTAGGTGCATTTAGTGAAGGTGAAGGATTCCCACATGTAGCACAAATATATCAACAAAGAATGGTATTGGCGGCAACTGCTGTGCAACCATCTACAATCTGGTTATCTGAAACTGCAAACTTCTATTCATTTGCACCAACAGTTATATCAGAGCAAGGTAGTCCAGATTCAGTTACAGAAGGAGTTTCAACAGAAATTATAATAGATTCAAATGCTCTTACCTTTACTTTGGATTCAGATACATTGGATGAAATAAAGTGGCTTGGAGAATCAAAGAAACTTTCAATGGGTACTTCTGCTGGAATATATATGTTGTATGGTTCAGAAACCGACCTGAGTATTACACCATTCAGATTTACTATTAACCGGGAAACATCATTCTCTGCAACTGATACTGCACCAGTTATTATTTCAAATGCATTGTTATATACACAAATTGGAGGCAAAGATGTTCAGTCTCTTGAATTGGAAGCAAATACAGCTAACCAATGGGTTGCAAGTAAAATATCCCTTAAAGGCTATGATATAATTAAAGACTCTTCAATTGTGAAAATGGTATGGCAGGAAAGACCTTTTGCTATTATCTGGTTTATGATGGCAAATGGTAAATTACTTTCACTTAGTTATGATCGTAGTTTAGAATTTCAGGCATGGTCTGAACATATAATTGCAGGAAAGATATACCGCATAGTTACTGCAACAATACAAGCAACTGCAAATAGTACATTTATTCCAAGTAGTGATAGTGGATTGTTACTAACTGATGATGCACATGGATTATTAAATACTAATATTGTACAAGTAACTACAACTGGTACTCTGCCAACTGGACTTAGTTTAAGTACAAATTACTATGTTGTGAATAAAACAACCAATAACTTTAAACTTGCACTAACTTCAGGAGGATCAGCAATAGCATTTACTGATATTGGTGGTGGTACACACTCATGGCATAAACCTACAATTTACACAGTCGCAGGAGATCAGACAGATTCAGTAACAGGTTCAGGATTATTTGTGGTAGATAAATATGCTACTGTATCCAACTATGCAGATTCTAACTGGAATGTTAGTCAGGAAATAATGAATGTATTATATACAGGAGGTAATACAGAAATAACAACTCGTCTTGATTCATCAGGTTTTGCAAGTACAACTGCAACTAATCCCATAATAGAGGCAGATGGAAGTTCACATGCACAAGTAACTGATATTGATATGATCCCAACTGCAAGCCATGACCAGATATGGTTTAAAATAAAAAGAACTATAAATGGGTCTGATGTTTATCATGTTGAAACACTAGGCAGATTCCCAACAGAAGGTGCATTGGATCGCAATGCCTTTGTATTCTCTGATAGTGCAGTTACAGGTACAGTTACTTCATCCAAGATTGTTAGTGGTCTTAAACATCTTAGGAATGAAGAAGTACAGATATATTATGAAGGTATGCAACATTCTAATTTAACTGTTACAAATACTGGTGGATCAGATGAAACTATTACTTTAAGTCATACTGAAGGTAATGAACATGTAACAGGACTTCCTTATGATGCAGAAATAGAAACATTAGCTCCCTCTGCACCAGAAAATCAATTCTCCTATACTAAAAGATTGATTAAAGCCGCAGTATTAATAGAAGAATCACTAGGTATTCAGCTAGAATATAATGATCTTTCAGAAGAATTACTATTCAGAACAACACAAGATGCAATGGGAAGACAGATTCCGTTATTCTCAGGATTGAGAAAACTGTCATTGTCAGGAATTGGTTGGGAGGCACATAATCTAAGGATTGTTTCTAATGGCCCATTTCCAATGCAGTTAAATGCTGTTATTATAGAAGCAGAAACAGGAGGATCATAATGGATCGTGAATCTGCAAGGTTTCAATTTGAAGATATGACTGAAAGGTTTAATATTGAACATACTTTCTCTTTTGATGAAGCATGGGACTTTGTTGAATATAAACAACATCAGTCAAACCTGACTAATGCAGATGAATACTTCCCTAGTCAATATACAAAAGAAGAATTCAGGCAAGGTATAATTGCCCTGCAAAATGAAATGCTGAAAGATGAAAATACCAAGACTCCAGAAAGGAATCCTGATTTTAATCCAGTAAAGCATACATTTTGTAAAAACCAGTATGTAAGAGAAATCTTTAATCCTGCTGGTCAGATGCTGGTAACAAAAATACACAAAGTAGAACATCCATTCTTTCTGTTAAAAGGAGAGATGTCTATATTATCTGAAGAAGGTGAAATGCGTATTACTGCACCTTATTATGGTGTTACTCCAGTAGGAACAAAAAGAGTTATCTTGGCACATACAGATTGTACTTTTGTAACAGTACATCCAACTGATAAAAAAGACTTAGTAGAGATTGAAGATGAACTCATTGCTGAAAATTATAAACAACTGGAGGTAGCATGAGTTGGTATTTTGCGGCGGCAACATTTGCATCAGGTGCAATAAGTGAAACTGAGAAAAAGAAAGGTCGTTATGCAGGTGCAAAAGAAAGAGACAGAGCGGCTTTTGAATCTCTTTTAACTGCAAAATATAATATTAGGGAACGGAATAAGGAAAGTCGTCAGACACAATTTCAAGTATTAGAAACTGGAGGTAATTTAACCAGACAAATTGCAATTGAAGGTAAAAGAGCAGAAGGTGCGGCGGCGGTAGCTGGTGCAACAAGTGGTGCAACAATTGATTCTGGAACACCAAGAGCCGCTTTATCAAATATAGTGCAAGAAGCAATATCTGCACAGACAGATGCCGTTATTTCCACTAAAAATCGAATTAAATCCATTGCAAGACAAACAAAAAATGCCAATACGTCAGAATGGAGAAATGCTAAACTTAATCAAAAACAGCAAAATAGAATTGCAGAAAACGAAAGAGATGCGGCAGATAGAGAATTTACTGCTGGAATGATTAATACTGGAATTAAAACATATGGGGCATATAAAACAGCAGAAGGTTGGAATAAAGTTGATACTGATTCTTCAGTAAAAGTTGCAAGTGATGCTCGTTCTGCAACAGGTGGTAAAGGTAATGCAAGTTTGGCATCTAGTCCTTATAACCAACGTGGTTATGCTCCTACAAATTGGGATAGATTTAAGTATAATCTTAAAAATAGACCATTTAGACCTTTTACTTCAAATTGGAGTAGTGCATTAGATTGGAGATCAAATAAGAAAACATATAAATAATCATGGCAGAATTAGTAAAACCACAATACCACAGTAAATCTTCATACCCTAGTAGCAGAGCGAGTGTATATAATGTTGCTCCTGCACAGGAAAAGTATCGTGGGCCTGATGAAAGTGCAGGACAAGTGGATTTATCTTCAGCAAAGATATTTGATGAACTCCAAGATGGATTAGCAATTTTTGGAGAAATCTATGCTCAATCCGAAAAAACTGCTAATGTACTGCAAGCCAAAAGTCTTTTAGTTAAAAAAATGAAAGACACTCAAAGAATAACTGAGTTATTAGCAACAGAACTTCCTAATACTGGATACGAACATCTAAAATTAAAAGATGTATTAGATAAATATAAAGCCCGGGATTTAGAAGGAAAATCAGATTTATATCTTGGTAGTGAATTACAACATAATATCAGTTCGTTACAAATGCCAACTGACATTAGTGATAATGTAAAATCATTGATAGAAGATGAATGGCTTAAAATGGATATTGCAGTTATTAATGATCTTATTGGGCAAGTAGATTCAGTTCAGAGCGCACAAACACTTGAAGTTCATGGACACCATCAAAGTCAATATAAAGGTGATCTATTAAATGCCTTTATGAATAAACCTCCCCATGAAGCGATGAAAATAGCTGAAGATTTACGAGCTAAAATGGATGCAAATACTGATGAGTTATCATTTCTTGGCACTTGGACACCCTCAGAGACACAGGATCAAAAGTTAGCAAACGGTCAATTCATGTTAGAAGCTAACTATTTATCACAATTCTTTGGTAATAGAGAACAAGCATTATCAAAAGCATTAGGTGGTGCTTTTCAATATAAAGATAAAACCGGTAAAACTATTAAACTTAATCCTATTTATTGGAAACATCATCTACTTACAGAAAAAGAAAGAGTATTTCAGAAAAACGCATCAAATGAAGAAAGAAAAGAATTAAACAGCCAAGAATTAAGTTTATCTAATTTTGCAAGAAATATGATGCTCCGAGAATATGATGCAGAGAAAGGAGAAGCATTTAGTTTTGAAGACACATGGATGCGTATATCAAATGATAAACAATTTTCTAAAATACCCCCACAAAGAAGA